CCGTGAGATATTGTCACTTTATAAGTTAAGTCTTCATAAGAATAAAGACTTTGTAAATAAAAATTTGAAGGAATGACAACATTTAAATTTGCTTTAACTTCTTTTAATGCTCCAAAAATATCATCAGAAGTGTTTGAAAATTCAAAACTTATAGGTGATTCAGCAGGAAGTAATGATATTGAACCTGCAGCAGCACCATCTTTGTAAATTCTTACATACCAATGATTGGCTTTAGAATCTTGTGTATCGATTTTATATTTTTCTACCCATGCCATATTTTAATTATATTTTGATGATCTTCTATTTGTTAATGCTAAATCTCTATTAGCAATTTTGCCATAAACATCTAAGTGTTTATTATTTGCACCACCCATAAGTCCTTCGAGTCCTAATCCTCCTTTAGGAAGAGGAATAACTGCTTCATTTTTTCCAGCTTCTCCAAGAAGTGCAAGAGTTGGTTTTGTAACTATTCCACCTTCTGCCATTGCGGTTGCAGTTTCTCCCATCTTTGCAATAGAACCTTTAATTATTCCAGCCAATGCTACTAATGCTACACCTCCAACTAACATCAATGCAGGATTCATTGATTTTATTGCAGCTTTTGCTGCTGCAATTGCAGGAGACATCATTATCATATATGCACCTAATTGTCCAATGAAGTTTGCAATAGATGATAGAATAGTTTGACCAAACGTAAAACCTTTTTCACCTGCAACTAATCTTCCTATTCCTTCAGCAAATGTCACTGCCATATCTGTAAGACCCATTCCAAGTATTTCATTCATTCCTACAAGGGTGTCTCCTAATTGTGCTGCTCTTTTCGCTAATTCATCATTTATTTGACCTATACCTAATTCACTCCATTTAGGAGAAGTTTCTAAAACTGCTTTTAATCTTGCATATGCATTTGCAGTAATACCGAATGCTGCAGCAGTTTTTTCTACATCTGCTTTAGGAGGTGGAGCTAATTTCGTTTGTATTGTAGGTGCTTCAAAAAGTTTTTTAGGATTAAAAGGTCCAGCAGGTTGCATTAATCCAACTTTTGCTGGAGTTGCTCCTTCTCTTTCTTTACGTAACTTTTCTAATATTGCTAATTGAACTGCACCCTGAATAGCATCTTCTTTCATTGCTTTTGTTGCTGCTTCCATAGCAGAAGCAAAAGTCATTGTTGCATCACCTGCGTTCTTTGTTACTTTTTCTTCTTTTTCTAATAATCCAGAGGTTATTCCTAACTCTCTGTTATAGTCCATTTGATTTCCAGTCAATGCTGCTTGATAAGTTCCTGCAACCTTATACAATTTAGGAAGAACATCTGATTGTGCAGATTGTAATTTCTGGTATTCAATATATGAATCGATTACATCTTGAGGAATTCCAAGTGCTTTAAAACTGTTAACACCAGTAGCCTTTCCTATTTCTTGCATTTTCTTAAGGGCTGCATCACCTCTTAATCCTAATTGATCAGTTACATATTTCCAAGTATCATTTAATGCTTTTGCTTGTTTTTCATCAAGACTTTTTATTTTTTCATCTAATTTAAGTGCAGATTCAACACTCATTTTAGCCTTATCTTCCCAACCTTTTTTATCTACAGTATAAGTTTCAAGTGCTAATGCATCTCTTCTTTTCTTAATGTCTTCTTCAATTTTAAGGATTTGATCTGCTGCATCCTGTCTTACTTTTAGTTCAAGCCCTTTATTCTTAACAACTTCTTTCAATCTGGCCTTGTCACCTTCAAGTTGAGATACTTTGTAGTCTGTATATGCAGTTCTATCGGCAAGTTCATCCAGCATTTTTTCAAGATCCTTGCCTTTTTTATATCCCTCAATTAAGTTCTTAAAGAAATGAGAAAAATCAAGTGTTGCAACTGCTCTTTGTAATTCAAAGAATGCACCTTTTACTCCACCAATTGTTTCTGCAAGTGCATCACCAGGACCTTCAATTGCTTGCATTGCTCCTTTAACAAAGTTGAACGCACCTTTAAGCCCATAGATAACACCGGCAACTTTTGCAAAAGCACCAACTATTTGTCCACCAACATTTTTTGTATTTTTTTGAAGTCCAGATAATGAACTATTTGCTTCCTTTAAACCTTTTGTAAGTTCTGCAGAATTTGCTGAAAGTCTTAACACGAGATCTGCAAGCACAGATTTAGCCATATTATAGAGTTATTTTATTAGTATATTTATTCAAGTTTATCGATTAAGGCAATACTTTCAGTATCGTCCAATTTTCTTGATGAAATAACTGGTTTGTTAAGAATATTATGCCATTGAGTAATATTCATCATTTCCTCTTCTTCTGAGATTTCTTGAGTTATTGATGTTTTTTCCCAAACAAAAGGCCAAATATCTTTACAGAATTTTTTATATAAAATCTTGTTTTTTCTTTTTGTAATTATAGCGATTAAGCGCTCTATAGTGCTTACAATAAAGTAGGTTTGAATACGAGTCCTTTCCCATTGTAATTTTATTACTTCATTTTCATCACTTATATGATAAAACAAAATAGCCGAAAGTTCCTGGGGTGTATACTCCAAGAATTCTTTCGGCGTGATTTTTAACTTTGAAGAAACCCATACGAAGATTTCCTCAATAGTTCTTATTTTTTTTTATCTTCTTTGATTACTTCTTGTTGCATATCTATAAGAGATTTAGCAAACTGATATATCGCTTTTTGAAAATCTATATAGCATTCATCAAGAACCCATACCATATCTTCACGTTTTAATGTAACTGTTTTATTGGTCATTCGATGTCCAGCTTCAAGTGCATACCACAAAACTAACTGTTGACTTTCAAAATTCTTATCAAGTTCTTCTAATAATACCCCACTTTCTTTTTGCGCCATCATAAGCACATAATAAGAAACTCTCATAGGATATTTCTTACCCTGATATGTGATAAATTCTATCATAATATTAAGTATTAAGCGGTTGTATTTACTGTCCAAGCGCCATCCATTGTTGCTTCTGCATCATATGTTACAGGTGCTCCAACTCCGCCACCCCAATTTAATGAATTGAGATATGCAGGTGCAGTGTAATAAGTATTTCCACTTACATCAGGAAGATAAGCAACTAAAATTGATGCATCAGTTATAAACTTAGCCATAAGAGTTTCTAAAGAAGCTTTTCCAGAATCTATAGAAGCTGTTTGAGAAACTATTCCTGAAAAACCGAAAGTTGCTCCATACATGTCAGGAATTACTCGTTTTGCTCCAGATGAACCTAAGCATGCAACTTGCATTAAATCTTTACTACCAGCAAAATTAAAATCTGTTGGACATAAAAGTGTTGACCCATCAATTAAGATTGAGTATTTTTTACTAAACATTGGTGTACTCATTTTATTATATTATTTTAAGTTAGTTTAGTTATATATTCAACGTTTTATCCAATATAAGTTGCGTTGAATTCTAACGAATTTTGATATGCGTTTACTTGTCTCGATAACACTGTTGTTTTTGAATCTGACACTAAGTGTATATCAGGAAAATTTGTAGTTGTTTTGTTATTTAGATAGTTTATTACTAAATCACAGATGTTGTTCATTACGACACTATCTGTTGCCGTTATTGTTATTGGAATTGAATATTCTGTAAAACAGTTATTTTTTGATAATGTATCAGTTTGTGTTAAAACTTTGTAATCCCAGCATAAAAAGGTTTTTGAAATGTCATAATCTACATCAAGATGACTAAGTTTTATTCCACCTGTAATCATTGCGTTGATTGAGGGGTCTGCAGTTATTATCGCTTTGAAATCATTTACGAATGTGCTCATATTATGCTCCTAATTTTGCTATCTGTTTTCCTGTACTTTTGATTCTTTTCTCAAGAATCTTAATCGTTTCATTACCAATCTCTTCATTCTCAGATTTTATTATATCATTAACTGAATTAAGAATTATAGGTTGAATTTGATGTTTACCTGCAATTGCTCCACGAAAAGCTCCCTTCTCAGTATATCTTGCAGCAGTTCCTAAATCGGCAAAGCGTAAAGGAAAAACATCTGAAGTTACGCCTCCATACACCGCTGTTTTATCATCTCTATCATTAACAACTTGTATTCCTCTTTCTGTTTTTGCTGAATAATTTACTGCACTTCTTATGTTATCGACAACAAAACGTTTGACTGCTTTTCGATTGATTGCTCTATAAACAGAAGCTTGCATTTTAACAGGCAAATCTTTTATCGCTTGTTCAACTTCCTTAAGTCCTTTTATTTCAAATGTTTCTGCCATTATATCAATTCATTAAATACTTGTGTTTGGAGTTTCATCCAGGCCTCTCGGTCTATGATTTCAATATGATTGATCTCATAAAATTTAGTGTTATAGCGAATCTGTACTCGATAATCAACCACTGGGTCATATCTTATTGTAAAATCAACATTTGTATTTGGAAGTCTTCCAAGTTCGTTTGTTTCAGTACCTCCACTTTTCACTTGCATAAATGCATATGTCTTACGATATAAGTTAAGAGGTTGAGTTGGTGTGCCACCTGTGTTAGTTGAAGGATCTGATTTCCAAATCTCTATAGGGGTTTTTAAATCATTTACGTTTGCCATATTAAAATCTTATTGCTGCGTCATAGTTCAATATTCGTTCAAATACACCACTATCGGTCATCCCACTCCAATTTAAACTTGATCTTTGATTATCGTAGAAATCTGCTGTTTTCACAAGTATTGCTTGTTTTATAAGTTCTGGTGTTTCATCTTCATTATAGCCTGTGTAAAATGTAATCTGAACTGGATTTGTACATATTGATGCTGTCCATTCAATTGTAAAATAATCATAATGAACAGAAGTTTGATATACAGTTCCTATTGCTGCACTACTTGCATCAAGCACACTTACAATTGAAAGAAAGTTTCCCTCATAAATCTTTAATACATCACTATTGAAATCGTTTATTCTTAAGACATTTTTAGTTTTGCAAATTGCTTTGTTAAGATAGTTCTCTGCCATTTGTGTAGCAGAATGAAGCAAATCCATTAAGTAATCGTCATCATCAACAAAGTCATTATGAAGTCTAAGATGACGTTTTATGTTACATAAAGACAATGGATAGATTTCTCTTGTTTTTGTAAGTTGGTCTTCTGGCACTGTATAAGCCAAGTTTCCAGATGTTGTATAACAAAGTAAACTCATTATGATAAGTTATTTTATTAAAAAGGGGATAGGATAAAGTTCCCATCCCCTAAGTTTTATCTTTTAATTAATTAAGATTAAGCCACTGAAGCATTTGGATAAAATGATGCAAATCTATAGTTACCAAATCCAGAGTCAACTTGACCAGAAACAGTTACTTTAAGTTTACCTTCTGCATCATATTCATATGGGTTAAAAAAAACTGTCTTAGGACCAAATTCTGCAGTAGTTAACTTAGCAGCATCAAAGAAAATAAGATAATTAGAGGGAACTGCAGCACTTGAGTGAGCAGGAATTCCACTAATAGCACCATCAAAGATGTTTCCCTTCCAGATTGGACCTTCTACTGCAGCCAATCCAACAGTTGCAGCTAATTTAGCAGCTATTGCTGGAGAAGCAAGATATGTAGGATAAGTCATATCATAAGGAACATTTGCTTGAAGTTGAAGAGCATCTTTAAGAGCGAAATTGCTTCCAGAGATTGTAGTTGAAGCATCAACAGCATCAGCGATTAACTGAGTAATTGCGTCTGAAGATCTTTTTCTCTCCCAAGCATCTTTAATGTCTTGAACAACATCTGCCCATACATTAGGATTAGTTGAATCGAGTGCTTCTGTAGAAACAACTTCATAAGCACCTAATCTACGAGGAGCAAGTGTAACAGGAGTTTGAGGATATGCAGAAGCATCAGGAACTGCAACGCCTTCACCTACGAAATTAGCTACAATTTGAGCCATAGCTGTAAGATCGAATTGGCCTTTCATTCCTGTCATTCTTTTAACAGGAAGTTTGTCAAGAAGAATAGGTGTTTTTGCGATGTTAAGAGTTTTTTCAACGTCTTTAACAATAAGACCAGCATCAGTAGTAGTTAAAAGGTCATCACGTAAAAGTAATCCACCATTCCAACCTCTAAATTCAGCATATTCATTAGCAACTTTACCAGTTTTGAAAAAGTCTCTAAGAGCTTCAACATATACACCGGTTTTTTCATTTGCAACATTTGTACGAACAGTTGTTGCAACAAGTGATTTGTTGAGTTCTTCTTGTTTTAAAGCCATTCTAATTTGTTCATCAATATCTTTGACTTGATTTTCAAAGCCTGCAAATTCATCTCTTTTTTCAATAGGTTTTTCAGAATTTGAAATAGCATCCATTTTCGCGATAAGAGCAGCTCTTTCTTGTTTTAATTCATTTATTTTTTTCATGTAATTTTTTATTTTATTTTAATTGTAATACTCGAATATGCATACGCATTCTTTCAATTTCAGATTCATTTTTTTCATTTTCTTTTCTGATTGATTCTATTTCTTCATCTAAAAGGTCTGGTTTAATTGATTCATCTAGTGATCTTGCTGCAATATCTGTATTAGAATATGCACCGTTTGTAACAATACTTACATCTGCCAATTTCTTGATAGAATTAATTGTTCTTACGTTATCACCGTTTTCATCTTTTGACCATGTATCAGAATCTACAATAAATCCAAATGACATTTCGAATAAATCTCCACGTTGAACTAATGTATAAACATCATTTCCAGTAGTTGTGTTAGGCACTTCAACTCTGGATTTCAATCCTTTTTCATCTTTAGATAGTTTCAAGGTACCTGATTTGGTTCTTCCTAAAAGTTGACCACGGGTGTGGTTATACGTCATAGGAACATCCAACTTCTCATCTTGTAAAACATTATCAAAGGCATTAGGAGCGATAATCTCATTGAAATATCTATTATTTTCAAATAGTAATTTAGATCTGGAATTAAATACTGATGGGTGTCCTTCAAGGAATCTTTTATTATCTTCTTCAAGGATTCTGCATTCAGCAACATCAGATTCTAAATAACGATATTCGATGTTTTCGTTTTTCATATTATATCTTATTTTGTTTTATATATTCAAGTTTATGGTTGAGTTTGTGTAGGTGGTTTATTTACAATACCCTCAACTGTAAGATAATTTCCTGGCATCATATGTTTATTTCCTTCAGGATATGTAGTATATCCTTCACGTTTACATATGTCGTTAATTGTTGCAACACCCATACTTTGTAACAATTTTTGATTAGTGATTCTTGTTGTACTATCTGTTTCAATCATAGCATCATAATTAAATTCAATAGAAACACCATCAAGTCTTTCCTTAGTTGTTAACAACTTACTTTCAAATTCTTCACGATAAATTCGTCCAATTGCTGAAATTGTTGTTGCTTTGAATTCTGTCATCATTGCTTCAACAGTATTTATTTTTGTTGCTTCAATTATTCCTAGCATCCATACAGGTATACCAAATATTGCTCCTATAGTTTTTGTATTATATGTCATCATTGCGATGAAATCTTGATCAACCATACTCATTCCTAAATCCACAATATCAGTGTTTGGTGGAAGCGCTGCCATCAATCCAGCTTTTGCTGCTCCTGCATATTTTTTATTAAATTCTTCGATTGCTTCAATCATTGCTTTTTGATTTGAACCAGAAACTGTTGATCGAATTGCTCGAGGAGTCATTGCGTTATTCTTATAAAAAGAATCAATTGCAAGAATTCCAGAATAGGATGAACTCATATTCAATCTTATTGCTTCTAAAGGACTTATTCCCCAAACACCATCTTTTGTTAATCCTCTAAAATGAAGTAATTCACTTGCATTTAAAATTTCTTCTTGATCTTTATCATTGAGAATTGTATAATACAATTCTCCATTTACTTCTGCGTATTTATCTTTAAGAACTTTTGATGGTGGAATATGAACTAACGAAGTAGGCATACCCGATCCATCTCTATAAATTCTTGCAAATGAATTTCCTTTATAGTTTCTCCAATATTCAAATAATGCCATATAATTGAAATGATTTGACCATCCATTAGGATTATAATGTAACATAGGATAACGTGGGTCCGATTTATCAACTGTTCTTCCTTCACCTTTATCAGTATAAATGTTTAATGGAAGTTTACCGAATGTGTATGAAAGAATGTTTATAGAGTTAGATACTGCAGCAACTTTTTCTGCATTTGAAATACTAAAAGGAATGTTTTTATCTGAACTATATGGGGATATGATATCTAAATATGATTCTGAATTATCAGTTCCAAGCCACATGTTTTTAAGTGAATGAATAAGATTACTAATAGCCATGAATATTGCTTATTTTGATTATATATTTAAGTTTTATTTAAATCATTTATGAATATATAAATTGATGGTTCTTCATAGCCATCAGTTATTTTTTTAATATTTTTTCGATTCTGCCCGGTTAATTTGAATTGTTTCTATTTCCGGGCAGATTTGTCTCTCTTACGTGTCGCGCGGTTGCCTCTCAGTCCACGATTCGCTCTACTTCAAAGCAGAACTTCGCGCAGAAATCGAAGCAAACCTCAATAACATTCTTTACAGAAATGGATACAAGGACTACACGCTCAAGATCAAAACAAAATAAAATAATAAATTACTATACTATATCCTAGTAGGTACATGTCCACCCGGCCAACTACTTAGATTTTAACAAATCTTTAACAGACATACTTTTTTGTAATCATTTACCATACCTGGTCTGCAATGATATCGATAAAAAGACCCTATATCATTGGCACCTATTTCGTTTAATCTCATAGACCTTTCCTTACTGGTATTTTTGAACCCAGGCATTGAGTGCATTGAGTATACTTAGTGTTTTGAGTTTATGAGTATTGCGCAGGAGATTATGAAGATGTGAGAATTGTGAGAACTAAGAAATATGAATAAATATCAAAATATCTGCTTATTATGACTTACAAAGAAAAAATTATTACCCATCTTAAATCTAAAGGGACATATGATGAAGATCTTGATAATGAAATGATAGATGATTTACTTGAAAATATTCAATTATCACGTAAAACATTAAAAGAAATTAAACAGCAGGGTGTAGTTATCACATATTTAACAACTAATGGTTCTACAATGACAAAAATGAATCCGTTAGTTGGGATATATCAAATGTTCCAAAGAAACGGACATATGCTTTCAAGTAAACTTGGTATCTGTAGAGGAGATAGATTGAAATTAAAACTTATTGAAAAGAAAACACAGAATGAACTTGATAGGTTGTTAAAAGAAGAGGAAGATGAGATTAAGTAGTCAAGAATATTGTGACTCCTGCTGGTCAAAAGTACAAGAATATGTTGAAGGCGTTAATAGTGGAAAATTTGTTGTTGGTAAGAAAATCAAACAAGTAGTTTCTCTCTATCAAAAAATGCTTAGTGAAAAAGATAAATACATTTATAGAGTAAAAAAGGTTGATAAATTTTTTAAATTCACCTCACTTGTTAATATAGTTCATAAAAATAAATACGTTCAATTTCCACTTCTTCCTTGGGAATGTTGTTTCCTTGCATTTATTTTTGGTTTTTACTATAAAGATGATATAAATAAAAGAGTAATTACAGAAGCATTACTTTTTGTAGGACGTAAAAATGGAAAAACACCTATTGCTGCACTAATACAACTTTATGGAATGGTGTGTGAAGGTGTCATTAATCCTCAATCATTTTTACTTGCAAATACTTCTGATCAAGCATCAGTTGCACTCAATTATGCTAGAGATATGATTGCTCATACACCTGAATTAAATGAAATATTGATAGGACTAAGATCAAGAATATTGTTTAGAGAAGAGAATAAACAAGGTTTTTGTAAAATATTTTCTACTATAAACGCTGCAAGGCTTGAGGCTTTTTCTCCTTCAATGGCAATATTAGATGAGGTACATGAATGGAATGATAACTCAGTTTACCAGGCAGTAAAAACTGGAACAATTTCAAGAGAAAATCCCCTTACTTTAATCATCACAACTGCAGGATATAAGAATAATAAATTTTGTAAAGAATATCTTGACTATCATAAATCAATATTGGATGGTGATATTGAAGACGAAAATTCAATAGGATTTATTTATCAACCAGATCCTGAAGATGATTTAAAAGATCCTGCATGTTGGGTTAAATCAAATCCTTCATTAGAGCATATTCAATCTTTAAAAACATTAAAAGTTTTATTTAATCAATCAAAATTTTCTATAGAAAAAAGATATTTTTTCTTAACAAAAATATTGAACATTTTTTGTGATTCTCCTGATACTTGGATTGATGAAGAATATTTGATTCCAGTATTCGAAGAAGATTTTGACGAAACAAAACTTCTTGGTAAAGATGCCTTCCTTGGTATAGACTTAAGTAAGACTACCGATTTATCATCTATTGTACTCTATGTGAATGATGGAGATATGTCATATGCAATCCCATATTTCTGGATGGCAAATATGGATAGAAATATTATCAGAAAAAGTGGAAAAGATTTATCTAATTGGATTTTTGATGGATATATCACTAAATGTGAAACGATGACAATCGATATGAATCTTATTTATGAAAAAATAATTGAACTTTCAAAGAAATTTAATCTTATATCAGTTCAATATGACCCTTACAATTCAATAGAATTAATTGCAAGATTAAAAGATTATGGAATTAATTGTGAACTATTTAAACAAAGTCCATTGGCATTTAATTATCCGTTGAAGGCAGTAGAAGATATGATATACAATAAAAGAATTAAATTGAAGAATCCTTGTTTATTCTGGAACTTTTCTAATGTCGTTATTTATTTTGAAACTGGAAACGGAAATATAAAAATTGTTAAAAGTGCCCAAAAAGATAGTGTTGATGGATGTGTTGCACTTGCAATGTCCATCGGTGGTTGGGTTAAATACACTTTTGGTGAGGAAATTATGGGGATAAATCAATATCTCGAAGCTTCTAAATCAAAGACTTAGTATATGATTAAAAAAATAATTTCTTTTGCAGTTTGGGGTTCGAACCCTAAATACTCTAAAGCAGCATATGAAAATCTTTTACTTCAACCTACAATTTATCCTGGTTGGATTTGTCGTTTTTATGTAGATGATACTGTCCCTAAAGATGTTATTTCTCTTCTTGAAAAAGATGCGGAAGTAGTAAGAATGCCTCGTTCTGATGGCAATTATGGACTTTTCTGGAGATTCGAACCATTGAAAGATAATACCATTGACCGCTTTATTGTAAGAGACTCTGATTCACGCCTGAATCCGAGAGAAGCAGCGGCAGTAAAAGAATGGGAAGAAAGTGGAAAAGAATTCCACATTATGCGAGATAATCCTCAACACAACGCATATATTTGTGGAGGAATGTGGGGAGCAACATCTGAATTTATCAAGAAGTTTGGTCCCATTTATGATCAAGAGCGCAATAAGTTTCTTTCAAATCTTACGTTTTTTGATTTGTATAAATCTCGTGGAAAATACTTTAATTCCGATCAACCATTTCTATGGAAGTGTGTTTGGCCACGAATAATCAATTCTCATATAGCTCATATAAAGAATTTACAAAGTTTAAGATTATTGGGGAATGAAAAATTATTTCCAATAGAAAATCCTGATGGAATGTTTGTGGGGCAACCTATCGATTTCGTAGTCTCTCCCCAGTCCCTCACATCTTCATAATCTCCTGCGCAATACTCATAAACTCAAAACACTAAGTATACTCAATGCACTCAATGCCTGGGTTCAAAAATACCAG